CTACGCAAATAATAGCATAGTTCAGAAAACACAAATTTTCTTTGGGGGGGGAAGGGAATAGGTCACGCTCTCAACTAGACTCAAACCCAATCGAATTTCCAAACAATAGTAAAGAGATTTAAAGAATCGCGTCAACCCATAATTACCCATAACCAAAAATTGATTATTGATTAGTCATTACCATTAGTTGATTGTTACCCAGTCCAAGCGATTCCATTAACCTGTAAGCGAACAACCCAGTCCAATAGTTCTATTTTTAAAGAGGCGTGAGAGGAGTCTATCCATCGATCATTCCAACAAATTACCGAATAGACTATATACATAACTACTATATTAGTATTCTTTAAATTTATAGATATAGACTATATATGTCTAGAAACTATAGATAACTATGATAGTTATTATAGATAGTATATATCTATAGAAATATACAATCAATAGAAAAATACAATGTATGTTTTATACAACTATATGTTGTATTAGTAGATTATGTGTATAATAAAGTTATACATAGATAACTATGTATTGATTAACCTAACTGATAAGGAATACAAAATGTCTAAATTAACAATTGAAGAAGTCTACACTGGGGGCGGTTGTGATCACTACGAAGTACACTTTAAACAGTATGGAATTCTATTTGTAGTAAACAATAATGATTGTAATATTCCAACAGAGGGAGAGGATTGGGGATTCTGTTCCTATGCTAATGAAGATAATTTTAATAGTGGTGATTGGATTGATTGTATTGGACCTCTTGATGATTTCAAAAAAGATAACCTAATCACTTTTTTGGAAGGTTTCATTGCCGCTAAACAAGTTAAAAAGATTGAGGGTTATTTTGAGCTTGAACAAGTAGATTTTAATGAACTAGCTCACGATATTAGCAATGTTTGTGAGCCTCATGTTTTACATGATGCCTTGTATTTTTACTTGAAAACACTTACCAAAGAACAATTGGATATTTGGCTTAGTACATTAGATTCCAATCAATCTTTTAAATTAACTGACTATATAGAATGATACTTGATAGACACTTTTTATAAGGTGTCTATCGGATTATTATTCAATAATCAATACCTAACTTAGAGGAGTTTACAACATGGAAAACATTGTTATAAAAATGACATTGGTAATTTTTGACACAGATATTCAGAAATACTTAAATGAAAATCCAACTAAAACAGTTGAGGATTTAACAAATGAAATTAATAATATTTGTTATTTAGGTATGGATTGCATGAACGCAATTTCAGAGAGAACATTAGAAATTTCATGTTCTGATTACTATGTACATACAAGGGAGCAATAAAATGGAATTAACTACTTATTTAATAGAGAAGTATTCACATAATGAATTGGCAGACATTGCCAATCATGGTTGTAGTGGTGGAGTCAATGGGTTAATCTATACCCAAGATTGTGTTGAACTCTATGAGAAGTTTAAAGAAGATTGCCACAATACAATTCTGTCTTATCAAGATGCCACTGGGGAGAGAGGTTTTCCCCAATGGATACAAAATGGTGAACAAGACTATCGTAATTTTGCTAATGCAATGATATGGTTTTCTGTTGAATGGTTAGCTCAAGAGATTACGAGCGGCGAATATCAAGAGGAGATTGCTTAAAATGATTACAGGCATATCAACTAAAGAAGATGTTTTAAATCACTTCACAAAATGGTTAGAAAGAGAATACCCAATCATCGATGAAGATGATGAACTCTACAATCGATTAATCATTGCTAGTGTGGATGATTTAATCAATGAAGATGGTGCAGACTATTGGGGAGATCGATCAGTTAAAACCCTATTTCAAAGAGCCAAAGATAAACTACAAGGACTATAAAACATGAAATTAAGAATTACATACCAAGCACTACAAAACCAGTCTACAGAATGGATAAGAAATTCTGCTAAGAATCCTAATCAATTTATGAGTAAGAATGTAATTAGATTACATTACTTAGCTTTAAAAAATAGGGGTGAATTATGAAAACATTTTTAGATTATTTACTAGCAACCATATTTGGAATCCTATTAGGGTTATTACTTGTCTTATGGTGGGCTGATCCTTTGAACTACTCCTTAACATTCTAACTACGGACTGGGGAAAACCCTAGCTATTTTATGAACTATCTAAGCGTATGTTCGGGAATCGAGGCAGCAAGTTGTGCCTGGAAACACTTGAATTGGAATCCCATTGGCTTTAGTGAGATTGAAAAATTCCCCGCGCGGGTGCTAGAACATCATTATCCCAATGTCACTAATTTTGGTGATATGACAAACTATAAGGAGTGGAACATAAATGGAACAGTTGGTCTTTTGGTCGGAGGAACTCCATGTCAATCATTCTCAGTCGCAGGTCTCCGCGAGGGACTCAAAGACCCAAGAGGAAACCTCATGCTTACCTATGTTGGAATACTTGACCACTTTAGACCCAAGTGGTTTATCTGGGAAAACGTCCCAGGCGTACTTAGTTCCAATGAAGGAAGGGATTTTGGTTCCCTGCTTGGGGCGGTGGCAGACATCGGGTATGGGTTCGCCTATCGGGTGCTTGACGCTCAATACTTCGGAGTGGCACAACGCCGCAGACGTGTGTTCGTTGTCGGAAACCTTGGAGACTGGAGAGGTCCCGCAAAGGTTCTATTTGAGTCAGGTTGCCTGTCAAGGGATTCTCCGCCGAGCCGAGAAAAGAGGAAAGAAATTACCTCCCGTTCTGGAATTGGCGTTGAAATCACAGGCCCCCTTGCCGCCAGAAGATTTGCAGAAACAGACGGATTAAGCGAGAACTCAGCTCAAATGGTGGTGATGCCCGACACAGTTGGAACTCTTGATCTCGAATGTGGTGGTGGTCGTAAAACACATCAATCAGTAGTAAGTGGACATTTTATTCCGACATTTTGGAATGGTAAACAAGTTGCCGATACCATTACTTGTACTTCTGACGATCAACGTATGCCAGATAAAAATAAGTTACAGGCAGTTATTGCAATTCAAGATGCAAGTGGTAGAGATAAAGCCCAAAATGGGAAAGGTTGGAATGAAGATGTTTCATACACTTTAGAAACAAGAGGGCAACAAGGTGTTGCTCATGCGTTTAAAGTCCGTGGAGGTGGTGGTAATGGTGGTAAAGGTTATCTTGGACAAGACGAACAAGCATTTACTATTTCAACAGTACAAGACCAACAAATTGCAGTAGGTGTTGATATGTACAATTTAACAACAAGTAAAGAGTCAACACAAACAATAAGAGGTAATGGGCATATTGACCATGTTGGTGGAGTTATGCAACAAATGGCAGTACGTAGACTCACGCCTGTAGAATGTGAGAGACTCCAAGGATTCCCAGATCGATACACCGACATTTTGCCTGGGGGTAAACCTACTCCAGATGGACCACGTTATAAAGCTCTTGGAAACTCTATGGCAGTTCCTGTAATGCGTTGGATTGGTGAACGTATTGACGCAGTAGAAAAAGGTATGTTATAGTATTTTCATTACAGAGTGGTATCTGTGTGTTAGAACCCCCTAGCGGATGTTTTTAGAGTTTAGGAAAGTGAAGTAAGCCCATTTTCTTAAGCTATACCACCTAAAAGCATCTACTAAGGGGTTTTTCTATTCTGTGGTCGCACTCCAAGCGTTATTGAGCAGCTCTGTTCGTGCTGGCGTGGAAGGAAAGCGAATCACCTACGATAAAGGTTACACGGGTGCGTGAGGTTGCCAAGCCAAGCGATAAACAGGTAAGTATGCTGATATAGGTTTCTGTGATGGGCAGATAATTAAACCCATGCCTGATAAATAAAGCATTGGCACTAGTTGTGAACTAGGACAGTTCTAGGACTGAAGTATGAATGATATATATAAACCTATCATCATCCATACCGTGTGCCTTTTATTGTCTTTTAAGATTAGATGAGTATAAATACAACACTTATTTAAATAAATATATTGCAATACTTTAGATAATCATTTAATCTTTATTTGTAGTTGTAGTAGATGTAAATTAAACCCTAACTATTAAAGGAAGATTATGAAATATAAACTATGCGTAGAGTGTAGACACCATGAACGATTCGGTGATCTTGATCTCTGTCATGCAAACCCCAAAG